ACGCCGCATGGAGCTCAAGGCCGGCGGCGAGCAGATGAACATTCCGCTGGTGACGCGGCTCACCGGGCAAGGTGTCTCCACCGGCACCCTGGTCGGCTTCGAAGACGAAATCGACGACTACGGCATGCGGGTGTGGATCGACTGGTGTCGCAACGCCGTCGTCACCAAAAAGAGCGAGCAGCAGAAGGACAGCGCCGACACCTTCGGCGAGGCCAAGCCGCTGCTGTCGGAGTGGATGAACGAGGTCACCCGCGACGAGATCATCGCGGGCTACATGGCGCTGCCATCGGAGAGCCAGCCGGCGTCCGGCGTCCGCGTCAACGGCATCCAGTACGACCTGGCCACCGCCGCGCAGCGCAATCAGTGGGACACTGACAACGGCGATCGCGTGCTCTACGGCGAGAAGATCGCCAACCGCACCGCCGGCAACCACGCCACCTCGCTGACGGCGGTCACCACCACCAACGGCAAATGCAGCGCCGCAAACGTATCGCTGCTCAAGCGGGTGGCAATGAACGCGAGCCCGCGCATTCGTCCGTTCAAGACCTCGGACGGCTACGAATACTACGTCGGCTTCACCGGCCTCTCCTCGTTCCGCGATCTCAAGATCGATCTGCAGACGGTGAACAAGGACGCCCGCCCGCGCGAGGGCCGCCAGGTCAACGGCGCACCCGACAACCCGCTGTTCCAAGACGGCGACCAAATCTACGACGGCGTGATCGTCAGGCTCATCCCCGAGATCAGCAAGTTCGTGGATAACGTCTGGACCACGCTCAAAACCGCAGGCGGATCGAGCTCTCGCGTCGAGCCGTTCTTCCTCTGCGGGCAGCAGAGCATGGCCATCGCCTACGGGCAGATGGCAAAGCCCACGTTCCGCAGCGAGGACGACTACGGCTTCGTCAAGGGCGTCGGCATCGAGGCGGCCTTTGGTATCGCCAAAATGTTCAAAAAGCATCCGAAAGCTGGCACTGCGCTCAAGCAGTGGGGCGTTGCGACTGGCTTCTTCTCCAGCGCTTCCGATTAATCCGCCAGACGCGCAACGCGAGAAAGGAAACCAGCACATGGTTACCAACCTGCAAACCTCGATCCCGGCGCAGGACATGCTCTACGAGGTGGAGCAAGTCATCATCGGGACCGTCACCTACCTCGACACGACCGCCAAAAACATCGGCGCTATCCCCGCCGGTGCGGTCGTGCTCGGCGCTGTGGTGGCGACCTCGACGGCGTTCAACGCCGCCACCACCAACAACCTCAACATCGGGCAAACCGATCCCACCGGCACCGTCGCGAATGCCTACGCGGCGCTGCTGGCAATCGGTCCCGTTGGTACGATCGCAACGCCCGTCGCGGCACTCTCCACCAACGTGCCGCTGTCGCGGCCAACCACCATCACCGCGACCTACGTGCCGACCGGCGGCGGCCAGAATGCCGGCGCTGCCACCGTCATCGTGCGCTTCGTCGTCCCGGGTTAACGCCTGGCTTTAACGCCTGACTTGGGGGCGGCATTGCCGTCCCCATTTTCATTCGAGGGGTGATGCGATGGTTGCCAACCTCTTCACCGACGTTCCGACGCAGGACTTGGCATCGCTGCGAGGCGTGCAAGCCATGTCAGGCGTGATCAACTTCAACTCGCCGGCCAATACCGTGGTGATCGGAGAGATACCGCCCAACGCCGTGCCGATCGCCGTCATCCCCGCCACCACCACGCAGTTCAACGCCGGCACCACCAACAACCTGCAGGTCGGTCAGTCCGACGTGTTTCCAGGCGGCGCGCAAAACCTTTCCGCCTACGTCGCCGCGCAGCCGATCGGCCCTGTCGGCACGGTGCCGGTGGGGATTGCCACCACCGGCGTTCCGGTGCCGCGCGCGCAGGCCATCGTCCTCAACTATGCGCAGAGCGGCACGCCGGCCACGCAGGGCTCGGCCACTGTCGTCTTTCTGTTCGTGGTGCCGTGATGCTTATCACCAATCTCGGGTCGCTCAAGACCGAGCTCGCGGTGCAGATGTTCCACCAGCGATTTCAGCCGCAATACGAGCGCGCCATCCAGGCATTCGAGGCGGTGGCCAATCGCCGCCTGCGCACGCGCAAGCAGGAGCATGTCGTCTATCTCACCACCAGCAGCTCCCAGCCTGATCCAGCCTTCATTCAGGGCTTCTGCGACGTGCCAGACGACTATCTGCTGTGGCGCTCGGTGCAGTGGCGCGGGCGCACGCCTTTTGTCGAGCTCGACTACGTCCATCCAGCCTACTTGCGCTCGACGTGGATCGAAACCGACCACGGCGACCCGAAAATTTTCACCATCGAGGATGGCACCTTCTTTGCTGCGCCAGTCAACAACACCGCTGCCGCCTACGAATTCCACTACTACCGCAAGATCGATAGCCTGCTCGGCCGCCAGGAAGGCGACAACGCCGCCAACTGGCTGATCGACGATCACCCCGAGCTCTATTTCAGCGGCGTGCTGTTCGAGCTCTTCGTGCTCGAAAGGAACGGCGAGGCGGCGGTGGCGCACAAGCAGTTGCGCGACGAGAAATTCGCCGAGCTCATCCAGCTTTCGGCACTCACCACCGGCGCGACCTCGTCCCAAGTACGCGGCGAAGGTGCGGCCCTGGGCAGCGGCGGGGAGTATTTCTGATGCCCCAGGTCCCGGTCGCACTCGCCGAATGGCGCCCCGACATCGCGCTGCTCGACAATCAATTCGCGGCCGATGTTGATAACGTGTTCGCGGATGCGAATTCCTATAAGCCTATCCCGTCGCTGTCGCCGCTCAGTCAGCAGGCGTTGACCCCGCCGGTGGTCGGGCTGACATCGGCGCGCGCGTCCGATGGCACTTGGCTCGTTTACGCTGGCACCAGGACCAAGCTCTACAAGTGGACGCTGTCGGGCTGGACCGATGTCAGCGGCGGCCTAACTTTCAACGTCCCGGCCATCGGCGAGCTCTGGTCCTTTGCCCAGTTCGGAACCAAACTGTATGCCTGCAACATCAACGACGCGATGGTGGTCGCCGATGTTGATAGTGGCGGGACCAATTTTGCCACCGCGCCGGGCGGGCCGCCGCTCGCGCACAAGGTCACGCAACTCGGCGACTTTCTATTCCTGAGCGGGCTCGGCGCCAACCGCCGCACAATTAGGTGGTCCGGCATCAACCGGCCAGACCTGTGGACACCGAGCACTGCGACCCTGTGCGATGAGCAAGAGTTTCCAGATGGCGGTCCCGTGCAGGGCGTAGCGGGATCGGAGATCGGTTTCGTCGTGCAAGACCGCGCTGTGCGGACCGCTCAATTCCTGCCCGGCGACACGACCTTTATCTGGAATTTTACCCGCATATTGGTCGATAAGGGCTCGGTCGGCGAATTCGCGTTCTCCAGCGTCGGCAACGTGTTGTATCTGCTTTGTGAGGATGGGTTCTACCAGATCGCCAACGGCAACCAGGTCAACCCGATCGGCCAGGACGCCGTGAATGAATGGTTCTTGAAAAACAGCGACGAAACGCGCCGGGGGCTCGTCCAGTGCATTACCTCCAACCGGCCGTATGTGATTTGGGCTTATCATTCGAGCTCGGCGGCGCCGACTTACGACAAGATCATCATCTACAACTGGGCCAACCAGCGCTGGACCAAGGGCTCGATCAGCGCTTGGGTGTGGGCACAATTGGCCTCCAGCAATCTCGACCTCGACACCACCGGCCCCGAGACGGGCGATCAATACCTCGACAGCCCGCCGGCGCCGTTGCCGCCAGGTGAGCCAAGGTCGCTGGATAGCCTCGCCTATGTCGGTGGTCGCCCCAAACTCTGCGCGGTCGATCCAAATGGACGTGTCGCCACCCTGGAGGGGCCGCTGCTGCCGGCGACATTGGAAACGGGCGAAGCGCACCTCGTACCGGGTTCGCGCGCGTTCGTGCCGCACGCCTATCCGCTGATCGACGCACCGACCTGCATGGTGACCACCGGCATCCGCGAGCGCCTGCAAGACCCAGTAGTGTGGCAGCAGCCGCAGCCATTGGAGATCACCGGCTCGGCCGCCGTCATGAGCTCCGCGCGGCTGCAACGGTTCCGGCTGCAGACGAGCATGGGCGACACCTGGACCCACGCGCAAGCCGTCATCGCTGATGCGCAGCAAGATGGCACGGTGGCCTGATGGCTGACGATCCGGGCTTACCTGTCCCGCCATTTCGGAGAGCCTTCGACACCGCACGCAACCCCTACGCCGCACGCAATGCGCTGGGAATTCTCAGTACCGGCGGCGGTGGTGGCGCTCCCGTCAGCGCGGAATACATCACCTCGTCCGCCGATGCGACCCTGACCAACGAACGGGTGCTGACCAACACGGCGTCAATAACTTGGGACTTTTCGACGCCGGGGCAAGCAAAGGCCAGCACGGCGGCCGGGGGCGGCAATGTCAGCAATTCCGGCACGCCGACCGCCGGGCAATACGCCAAATGGGTGACGGCGACCACAATCCAGGGCGTTGCCCCGGCGACGGCGCTCAGTGATATTGGCGGCCAACCGCTTGATGCCGATCTGACCTCGATTGCAGGCTATGGTGGCACCGGGACTTGGCTTTATCGCTCGGCCGCCAATACGTGGTCCGCCGTCACCATCGGAACCGGGTTGACATTTTCCGGCGGCACGCTGGCGGCCTCGAGCGGCGGCGGCGACGTGTTTCTCGCCGGCAACAACACCTTTACCGGCTCGAACTACTTCAATCTCGGCAGCAACTTGCCGCTGGTGGTTGGACATTCCGCGAAAATCGCAACCGGCTATTCGCTGGATGTCAACGGCGCGTCGACCACCAGCGGTGTCGCCAACACCCGCTGGTCGAACGATACGACCGGCGCGGAGCTCTTGCTACGCAAGAGCCGGGGCGCGTCGGTTGGCACCAACACGGTCGTCAGCAGCGGCGACACGCTCGGTAAGGTTTCATTTGCCGGCAACACCGGCGCTAACTTCCAGACC